TATGTCCTTTTTGAAAAAAAATTACTATTACTAAAAACCCCTATGTCATTTTTGGCGTTGCCTTACTTATACTATATGTACGCGAGGTTCCTAAAAATGCATATGTCATTTTTGACGGTTTAATACTTATACTAATATTGATTATTTTTATTGGTCCTGGATCCGTGGACCAATAGAGCTCATCCAGCTAAAAATTAAAGAAAGTTAAAAAAGCTCAGGCAGCATAAACAAAAAAATTGACAGCTGCTGCTCTCCCATGCTAATAAGATCTAAATTAACAAATCAAAAAAAGGAAATATAAATATGATACATTTTAAAGATCTTAAGAAAGGCCAGGAAATAAAAAGCGATCAATTGGCCCCAGGAATTTTAGTTACTGGAAAGTTGTTAGAGTCACCAAAGCAGGGAAGAGGAATTAGAAAGACTGTTTTAATTAATTCTAAGGGCTCGGAGATTGGGCTCTTTGATGAGTCGGGAAGCGTTTACAGTCACAATATTAAACTTGTTAAAATAGATAATAAATGGGAGGTGGTTAATCATGGCGTTGCTTAATTATTATAGCCAAACCAAAATGGCAAAAGGTGAGGCGTTCGGATATAAGACGGCAATTTTACATTTAGCGCCCTATGATTTATCGGGTCGTAATGTTTGCCCCAAAGCAACCAAAGGGGACGGGGGTTGTATTAAACCTTGTTTGAATACCTCGGGACGTGGCCAAATGAACTCGGTACAACTGGCCCGGATAAATAAAACAAATTATTTTTGGAATAATAAAAACGGTTTTTTGTGGGAACTGTCCAGGGAAATTGAACTATTAAAACATCGAGCCAAAAGGGACGGTTACAAATTCGCAGTTAGATTGAACGGAACCAGTGACCTGCCTTTTTTTAAATATAAAGTTGATGGCAATAGTACTCTAATGGATCTTCACCCTGATGTACAATTCTATGAATACACCAAAGTTTTAAACTATCTAGATCACGGTAAAAAGAATTTACATGTGACCTTCAGTGACTCGGGAAAAAATTACGATGATCAAGTTAAGGCCATGACCGAGTTTTATAGTAACGTTGCCGTTGTCTTTAAAGATAAGTTACCCCCTAAATGGATGAGCCGAAGGGTTATTGATGGGGATAAGCATGACTTAAGATTTTTGGATCCGAAAGGCGTGATTGTGGGATTAGTGGCCAAAGGCCTAGGCCGTAAAGTAACAGAAAACAGTTTCATTAAGGTGGTCGCATGATTGAAGACTTAATGAAATTTTTATTTAAGACCCTTGCCCCGTGGATCTTCTTATTAGTACTGTTTACCATCATATATATTTAGAACGATTCTAAATAGCAACGCCAGGACCTACAACTTGGCGTTGTAAAAAAAAATTTAAATTAATTTCTTTTTTTGTTTACAATTCTTTTTTTATCCTATATTCATGGGATGTGTTAAACATTAAAAACAACTTAACTAAAGAGGAATAAAAATGAAAACACAATTAAAAACAAATAAAAATATTTCACCAGTTGAAAACGTAAAATTGTTTCAAGCTTGTGAAATTAACGACAATAGAAAGTTATATACTAAGCTATGGAATACGGATGGCGTGAAGGATGAAGCCGTAGAAATAGTTGACCGAGTCGGAGGGTCAGTAATTAGTAAATTTAAATCAAAAGCTTATTACATGGAGGTTTCGAGAAAAAAAACATCTAGATTTGATGTGACAAGCTTTAAAGAAAAACACCCCGAACTATACAACGATTTTTTAGTTGATGGTGAGTCGATCGAACTTAAAACAAAAATAGTTAAATAATGATAAATTATTATTTTAGATTATTTTTAATGTTAACTAGTTTTAGCATTGCCTTTTTAGGTGTGATAATTCTTTTTAACTTTGATCCCGTGACTGGCATGTTAATGTCAGTCGGGGGCATTGTTTTATCTTTAAAAACTATCGGAGGTGTTTAAATGGCGTTAAAATATAAAGGCTATCATATAACGGCTAGACCCTCAGAGGTGGACGGGCTTTGGTACTTAGAACTCGAGAAAGGCAAACATATTCGAACTTTAAATGTCGGGTCGGAGATGACTTTTAAAGAAGCCGAAGAGTATGCGTTCAATCATATCGACAAACTAGTTAAAGAGGAAGAGAAGAGATAAACCAACCAACGCCCCACGTGATCCGTGGGGCGTGTACCATGTCACACCCATAGAGGTACCAAACCAATTCCAAAACCAAAAAACTAAAAACATTTTTTTAAAAAGCTAAAAATTTTTGACATTATTAAACTTTGACTAAAACTTGTATGGCGAATAGACGTAGTAAGGCTTATAATGAATAGGGCTTTATTTTTAGGGGACCCGAGTGTATATTAATTCAAGATGACAGATACAGATTTATTGACCACCGATCAGTTACGAGAGAGGCTCGAAAAGGTGTGGCTTAAACATATAAAATTATGCCAAGACAACTTCTTATATTTTGTAAAGAATGTTTGGCCAGACTTCATTTGTCGTACTGATAAAGATCCTGATAAGTGGGGACATCATCAACATATCGCTCATGAGTTTACAAAAATATCTAAGAATAAAAAAGGAAGGCTCATAGTAAATATGCCTCCTAGACATACTAAGTCAGAATTTGCATCCATATACTTTCCTGCTTGGATGATAGGGAAGTTTCCTAAAATGAAAATTATGCAAGTGTCTCACAACGCAGAACTCTCTGCGAGGTTCGGGGCTAAGGTAAGAAATTTAATTGATAGCGCAGACTATAAACAAATCTTTGGAGATGTTAGACTACGAGAAGATAGTAAGGCAAAAGGACGTTGGGAGACCAATCATGGTGGGGAATATTTTGCAGCGGGGGTAGGCGGTTCTATCACAGGACGAGGGGCGGACTTACTTATTATCGATGATCCACACACGGAACAAGATTCACTATCAGATAGTGCAATGGAGAGAACTTATGATTGGTATCTCTCTGGACCAAGACAACGTTTACAACCGGGAGGCTCGATTGTTTTAGTAATGACAAGATGGGCAGAAGATGATTTGACCGGAAGATTAATCAAAGCAGAAAATGAACCTAAAGCAGATAAGTGGGAAAAAATTTCTTTCCCTGCAATTATTGGGGAAGAGGAAGAAGCAGTTCCTGTTTGGCCAGAGTACTGGTCTCTAGATGAACTGGAAAAAGTTAAAGCGTCTATATCGATTAGAAACTGGTCAGCTCAGTACATGCAAAACCCAACTTCGGAAGAAGGAGCGATTTTAAAAAGAGAATGGTGGCAGCCGTGGACCAAGGATCTTCCTGCGTTAAAACATGTTATTCAAAGTTACGATACGGCATTCAGTAAAAAAGAAACTGCCGATTACTCAGCGATTACTACATGGGGAATATTCACGCCTCACGATGGAGCACCCGATGCTATTATGTTAATCGATGCCATTAAAGGTAAGTATGATTTTCCAGAATTAAAAATGGTAGCGCTCGACCAATATAAATATTGGCAACCCGAGACCGTGATTATTGAAGCGAAAGCCAGTGGTCAAAGTTTATTACAAGAGTTTAGAAGAATGGGGATTCCAGTTATGGATTACACTCCAGGACGAGGCCAGGATAAACACTCACGAGTCAACGCTTGTGCTCCAATATTCGAAGCAGGACAAGTATATTATCCAAGAGATGAACATTGGGCTCACGAAGTTATTGAAGAATGTGCAGCATTTCCTCATGGTGAACATGATGATTATGTAGACAGTACCACACAAGCTATGTTAAGATATCGCCAAGGTTCTTTCGTAACTACTTATGCTGACGAGGATGAGGTTCAAAGTTATAAAGAACGTAAATACGTATATTATTAATTAGGAGAATACCATGGCAAAAATAAGTAAAAGAATGAAAAAGGCGCTTGCAATCGGACTCGGTGCAGCAGCTTTAGGAAGAATGGGAAGTGCTTCCGGTATAGCAGGAGACAAAATGGCGACTGCTAGAAAATTAATGACTTCTGACACAGCAGTAAAAGGCTCAGCTAAAAAATTTGCAATTGCTGACGGTCCATTAAAAGGAGCAGCAGCAACAGCAGTAAAAGCTGCAACTAAAAAAGGTCCTGGAATTAGAATTACTCAAGCAATGAAAGATAAGAACTTGCAAAACTTTCAAGATTCAATTACAAGACTAAAACAAAGAAGAGGACAAACTGCAGTCATGTCAAAAGTAACAAGTGACTCTAAGACTCCTGGCTTCTTTGGTTTTAAGTTTGACAAGCCTCTATTTAAATCAGGTGGCTCTGTTATGGCTAAATGCAAAATGGGTAGAAATAAAAAAACTAAAATTTACTAATGGCCGAAATCGATAAAGCAATTGTTGAGGAGACTGANACTCCTGACACAGAAGAGATTGATATAGAGTTAGAAGATTCTACAACAGAAAAAGATCCTTCTGAGTTAGAGATGTTTGAAGCAGTCGAAGACTTCTATAAGAACATCGCAGAAGAAATGGATGAAGATGTTCTACAAAGAATGTCTAAACAATTGCTGGACGATTATAAAAAAGATAGAGTCTCAAGAAAAGATTGGGAAACTTCTTATACCAATAATTTAGATTTATTAGGAATCCGTCATGTTGAGATGACAAGACCGTTTAAAGGTTCGGCATCCGTGACTCATCCACTTTTATCCGAAGCCGTAACGCAATTTCAAGCACAAGCCTACAAAGAATTACTCCCGTCTCAAGGACCAGTAAGAACTAGAGTTCTTGGAGCTGAAGATGAACAAAAAATAAATCAAGCACAACGAGTTCAAGATTTTATGAACTACATGATCACTGAAGAGATGGAAGAATACACTCCAGAGTTTGATCAGTTGTTATTTTATTTAGCACTAGCAGGATCTGCATTTAAAAAAGTTTATTATGATGAAGTGATGCAACGAGCTGTATCTAAATTTATTCCTGCAGAAGATTTAGTTGTTCCTTATTATGCAACCGACTTAATGGATTGTGAAAGAATTACTCATGTAATCAAAATGGGTGAGAATGAAATATTAAAAAAACAAGCTTCTGGTTTTTATAGAGACGTAGAATTAAAACCAACATCTTCGGGTCCTACAGAGATTGAGAAAAAATACCAAGAATTAGAAGGAGTGACTCCTTCATCAGACAAACAATATTCATTTTCTATTTTAGAAATGCATGTTGATTTAAATTTAGAAGAATTTGAAATGCAAGATCCAGAAAAAGCTGTGAAGATTCCATACATNGTAACGATTGATGAAGGGTCTGGAGAAGTTTTATCTATTTATCGTAACTACGATCCTGATGATGAGACTAAAAAACGAAAAGAATACTTTGTTCACTTCAAATTTTTACCAGGATTAGGGTTTTATGGCTTTGGTTTAACTCATATGATTGGTGGATTAAGCAGAACTGCTACACAATCTTTAAGACAATTACTAGATGCAGGTACATTATCGAATTTACCAGCAGGATTTAAGTCGAGAGGCTTGAGAATTAGAGATGATGACCAACCTTTTCAGCCAGGAGAGTTCAGAGATGTTGATGCACCTGGGGGAAATATCAAAGATCAGTTCCAAATTTTACCATTTAAAGAACCATCGGGTACATTATACCAATTAATGGGCTTTGTTGTGGACGCTGGACAGAAATTTGCAGCTATTACTAACATGGATACCGGTAATGATCTACAAAATAGAGCTGTTGGTACCACTGTTTCTCTCTTGGAACGTGGTTCGAGAGTCATGAGTGCTATTCATAAGCGATGTTACTACTCAATGCGTAGAGAATTTAGGTTACTTGCAAAAGTTTTCGGTACTTATCTACCACCAATCTACCCATATACCGTATATGGAGCAGATCAAGCAGTTAAACAGACAGATTTTGATGATCGAGTCGATGTAATTCCAGTTGCCGACCCGAATATCATGAGTATGGCGCAAAGAGTAACATTAGCTAACGAGAATTTAAAGATTGCAATGTCAAATCCTATGATGCACAATCTTCGAGAGGCATATCGGAGAGTATATGAAGCATTAGGGACTCAAGATATCGATCAATTGTTACTTCCTCAAGAAAGACCAATGCCAAAAGATCCTGCAACGGAGAATATGGAAGTATTAATGCAAAAACCACTAAGAGCATTTCCAGAGCAAGACCATGATGCTCATATCAATGCACATAGAGCATTTATGTCGACAAGGATGGTACAGATTAACCCACAAGTATACACAGCTCTACAAGCGCATATCTCAGAACACGTTTCAATGAAGGCTCAAGGAGAAATTGGTGCTAGGATTGCTCAAGATCCTATGATGCAAGCTCAACTACAAGCGGATCCGCAAGGTGCACAAGTTCAGATCGCAGCAATGGTTGCACAGAGAGTATCTCAGTTAACTATTGAACTGGCACAAAGTGAGGCTATGGGTCAACAACAAGATCCATTAGTTGCTTTAAAACAAAGAGAACTCGATTTAAGAGCTTTAGACTTACAACGTAAGTCTGAAGAGGGTATGATGAATATGGAGATCAAAGAAAATCAGATTGAAGAACAATTAGATATTGAAAAGATGAAAGTAGAAAATAATGAAGACCAAGCTCGTGAGAGAATTAGAGTTGCTAGAGAAAAATTAGAAATACAAAAAGCTAAAATGAATGGAGCGAAGAAATAATGCCACTTACTCCTAGAGGAAAAAAATTAAAGAAAAAATTTAAAGAACAATACGGTTCTAAAAAAGGTGAATCTGTTTTTTATGCTATGGAGAACTCTGGAAAGTTAAAAGGAGTTGTTAAGGCTTATGTAGGTAAAGCAATTAAACAACCTACAGAGACTAAAAAAGAATTTGAAATGAGACATGCCTACCATACTCCTTTTATGAAAAAACCTAAAGGATTTTTTAAAGGAGCACAAGCAGATACTAAGAGAGGACAAGCAATGTCACCGGGTACTTCTGTTTCTGGTGGAGCGAGAGGACAAGGAAGAGATCCTTCAAAACAATTTGAAGATAAAGCATCTATGTCTCAAATATCAAGAGATGCACTACAGGCTCAAAGAAAAACTGCTCAATATACTCTTAGTCCTTCAACAAGTCCTCAAGGTAAAGCACTAGCATTCGGAGCTAATTTAATTATTCCTGGTGGTGGTTATGTTGTAAAAGCATTAATGGATAAAACTCCATATTGGAAAAGAGGTAAACGAACTACTCCAACAGTTATGGATACCAGAGAAGGTAGAGATGATGCTCCACAAAAAATTATTAAACCAATTGAAGTTGAAACACCTAAACCTGTCGATCCCTTATTAGTAGACCCATTAAAAGATTTTTTTAATTTTAAAGCATATAAAGTTGGAGGATTATCAGGTGGAGTAAGGTATGGTCCAGCACCAAAAAGAGGACCTAATCCACAAGTGCCTCCAGTTAAAATGAAAAAAGGAGGCTACAAGAAATAATGTGGTTCAAAGCAATATCTTTAGCTGTCAAAGCTGGTTCGCATATTTATCAGAACCGTCAGAAGACTAAAATGTTAATGTCAGATGCACAAATGCATCATGCAGAAAAGATGGCTCGCGGGGAAAGTGAGTACCAGGGCAAATTATTAGAATCAAGAAATTCGGACTGGAAGGACGAGTTCATTTTATTATTACTCTCAGCCCCAATAGTAATGCTTTCTTGGGCAGTATTTTCGGATGATCCTGCAGCTATGGAGAAGATGCAATTATTCTTTGAATATTTTTCACAACTTCCTTTTTGGTACCAGACAATTTTCGTAGGCGTTATAGCGAGTGTGTATGGACTTAAAGCAACAGATTTAATTAAGAGGAAATAATGATTAAAAATTTTAAAGATATTGTAATATTATTAATCACAGCAGGTGTTTTAATTTTATTAGGAGTTAT